AAATTTCCTATCATGGATTTTGATGCTCTCATTATTTTTCTCAGAGCAGTCGATGCAATAGAAAAGATGGCAAAATGAAATTCACAATAGTAGAAGATAAAATCAATCTTTTTGAAAAAGCATTTCGTAAACAATTCTATAAAGAGATAGACGGGAAAAAAATCTACATTGTGGATGGAGAATTTATCAGAACTTACTTGGAAAAAGAATTTACGAATTTTTCCCAACATTTTGAATATCCTGATTTGATACCTGAAAAAGAAATTTGGCTTGATGAAGAAGCCGAGCCTGGGGAAATGAAATTTTATATTACTCATGCTTTAGAAGAATATGATAAGATGTCCCAAGGTGAAGATTATGACACAGCGCACGAAACAGCAACAGAAAAGGAATCCACCAAAAGGAAGAAAACCATGCAACGCAAAGACGATGTACGAATTAAACTTTGGAAAAAATTGGAAAAATCTAAATTGAAAATTTTCATCGTGGACGGCGAAGCAGTACGCAATCAATACAGCACCGATTTCACCGAAGGTGGTCATTGGCTTGTTTATAACTTCATTCCAAAAGGTGAAGTTTGGATTGATAATGATATTTCTGTATCTGAACGTAAATATATTTTGGCACATGAAATTTTTGAAATAGGAGCGATGCAAAAGCGTGGCCTCACCTATGACCAAGCTCACAAGTTGGCTTCCAAATATGAGAAGCAATTAAGACAGAAATCATAAATAGGTTGCGAAGGAGAATAAAAAATACTGATGAACAATTTTACAACATTACCGCAAATTCAAAAAGAGGAGGACGGAGCCATTGATGGCGAACCGCCACTTGTCAAAAATGATGATTGGAACGATTGGGAATGGCAGATTAGAAATTCAATAACAACTCTTGACGAGTTGTCGAAATATATTTCCCTGACAGACATCGAGAAGCAATCAGGAAGTTTACCTTTACGGATAACTCCCTATTATGCCCGATTACTTTCCAATCCCGCAATCAGAAAATGCGTTGTTCCAACAGCACAAGAATTGGAAGTATCCTCATGTGAAGCCGCCGACTCTTTAGCAGAAGAACGAGACAGAAAAACAGAACACATTATTCATCGTTACCCCGACCGAGTTTTATTTTTGGTAACAAATATTTGTGCTTCAAATTGTCGTTACTGTACTCGTTCCCGATTGGTCGATAATTCCTCTCATGCAGTCAGCCATAATTGGGGGCCAAGTTTTGAGTATATCAAGAATCATCCTGAAATCCGAGACGTATTGATTTCAGGTGGAGACCCATTGTTACTTTCGGATGAAAAGATTACCGAACTGTTAGAAAATCTCTATGCAATTCCGCATGTGGAAATGGTAAGAATAGGGACGAAGGTGCCTGTTGTTTTACCTATGCGTATCACAAATAGGCTATTGGGTATCTTATCCCGATTTTCACCCCTTTATATATCCATTCACTTCACACATCCTGCGGAAATCACAGAAGAAACCCTTCAGGCATGCGTAGGATTGCGTACACGGGGCTTTTGTCTCCTAGGTAGTCAAACAGTATGTTTATCAGGTGTTAACGATTCTAGGGCCATCCTAGGCGATTTATTCAAAAAATTGCTAAAAATAGGTGTAAAACCTTATTATTGTTATGCTTGCGACTTGGTTCCTGGCAGTAGTCATTTCCGTGTTCCTCTTCCAAAACTTTTAGGGATTATTGATGAATTGAGAGGATGGATTTCAGGCTATGCGATTCCTCATTTTGTCATAGATGGTCCAGGCGGCAGAGGCAAGACCCCGATTCTTCCTGATTATTTTATCGGAGAAAATGGACAGGATTATCTCTTCAGAAACTACAAAGGTGAAAAATTTACTTATCCCGCCGCATAATTTGTTACAGAGTGTGGTATAATATAGACATTGGAGGATAGTAAGAATGAGAAAAACGATTACGCAAAAGGTGGTTGACAAAATCACCACGAGTCCGAAGGCAAGAGTTTTGGGAAGAACGATGCATGTTCTTGACCATAATCAGATTCTTCGGATTTCCCGTTGCGAAGATTCTGCAACCCGCAGACTTCGTGAGAAGGCCGAAACCTTCTATAACGTATCAGGTGGGCAAAATGCATTCCATTTGCACAACGAAAAATACGTTATTAACCCTTCGTTCGTTTCTTGGCTAAAACAATATTAATCGTTTAGCCAAAGTAAGGGGATAGGGATGTCGGCAACGGCATCCCTATTTTTTTATACTAAATAGAGATATGGACAAAATAAGAAAAAAAGAATATGACAAACAACGGTATCAAACTAACAAAAATAAAATATTAATAAATGCTAAAAAATATCGTGAAAATAATAAAGAAAAAATTTTAAAATATCGTGAACAAAATAGTAAAAGGCTCAAACAACAAAAAAAGGAATATTATCAAAAGCATAGAGAAGCATTTTTAGAAATTCAAAAAGAATATCATAAAAATCATATAAAAGAAGATAAAATTTATCAAAAAAAATATTATATCGATAGAATGAAAACAGATATTGACTTTAAACTTGCTCATTCTTTAAGAGACAGACTACGAAAAGCAATAAAAAGAGGTTATAAATCAGGTTCCGCAGTAAGAGACTTAGGATGCTCTATTCCCGAACTAAAAATCTATTTAAAATCCAAGTTTCAAGTAGGAATGAGTTGGGAAAATTACGGTTATCGGGGTTGGCATATAGACCATATTAAACCTTTAGACTCTTTTAATCTTCAGAATAGAAAAGAATTTCTAAAGGCTTGTCATTATACTAATCTTCAACCAATGTGGAGAGAAGATAATACAAAGAAAGGTAATAAATATGACTTTTAAAAATTTTGGAGACATACCGCCGCAGGTTCTATTGCTTGCACAAACTTTAAATGACGAAGGATACTCGGCCTACATTGTAGGCGGCTCCGTCAGGGATATTCTTCTAGGAAAAACTCCAAAGGATTTTGATTTGACAACCGATGCTGTTCCATCAGAAGTTACCCGCATTTTTACAGAAGCAGGAATGAGGGTAATTCCGACAGGTGAAAAATTTGGAACGATTACAGTTCACTTGGATGATGTGGATTATGAAATAACAACATACAGACTAGAATCCGATTACTCTGATGCTCGTAGGCCCACGGCAGTTGCTTTCTCCAAAGATTTGAATGAGGATTTGGCCCGTAGAGATTTAACAATCAATGCCATAGCCTTTGACCCCTTGACAGGAGAAATCGTTGACCCTTACGGCGGCATTGATGATTTAGAAAAGGGTGTAGTCAAAGCAGTCGGCAGACCTGACGAACGCTTTCATGAAGATGCATTGCGATTGATGAGAGCCGTCCGTTTTGCAACCCGCTTCGGTTTTGAAATGGATGAAGATACGAAGAAAGCCATCAGTCGAAATGCTGACCGTTTGCGTTATGTGTCAGCAGAAAGAATCAAAAAAGAATTGGATGGAATCTTGTTATCCAATAAACCTTCTGTCGGCATCCAACTTCTTCACGATACAGGATTGCTCAAAATTGTTTTGCCTGAAGTTGATATTCTCACCACAACTCCACAGGCATCCCCGTGGCATCACAAAGATGCTTTCGGACATACTCTTGATGTAGTGGATAATGCTCCTGCAAGACTTGATGTTCGATGGGCAACTTTATTACATGACATCGGCAAAGAAAAAGCAAGAGTCCGAGACGAAACGGGCCGAGACCGTTTCATCGGACATGATAAAATTTCAGCAGAATTAGCCGAACCACTTCTACGCCGTTTAAAATTTGAAAATTCTGCTATCAAGAAAATTGTCAAATTGATTTTCTTACATCAAGCCGAACCTGTAAAACGTAACAAGATGAAACACTTTATTCGCCATCTTGGAATCGAAAATCTTGAAGATTGGAAAGCAATGCGTTTGGCAGATATCACAGCTCACAAGCCCGAAAAAGTTGAACATGGTATGCAGATTCATACTGATAGAGTGAAAACTCTTGACGACATTCTTGCAAAAAATGAACCTTACGATATCAAGCATTTGGCTATCAACGGAACAGAACTGCAAGATGCAGGAATCCCGAAAGGGCCGATAGTTGGTAAAGTGCTAAAGGGATTACTTGATTTAGTAGTTCAAAGTCCTGAGAAGAATAACAAGGAATTTTTGAAACGTTGGGCTATAAACAATTGGAAGCGATTAGAAAAAGAAATAAATAAAGTAAATGAAGTTCAAGTTAATACATAAAATGTTTTATATGGCAATAGGCATTTCAGGCTCAGGGAAATCCACTACGCTGTATAAAGTATTTGACCCTGAAGTTATCATAGAGCCTGACCAAATCCGCAGAGAAATGACAGGTTCAGTTTCCGACCAAAGCAAAGATATGTTAGTATGGAAAGAAGTCTTACGCAGAGTTTTGGGAAAAATAGATGAATATAATTTAGCCGTACTTGATGCGACAAATACAAAAAGTTCTTTACGTACTCAATTTCTAAAACAACTCCCCGCAGATGTTCACAAAATAGCAATCGTGTTTGAGCCAGGGCAAGGAACGGATGAAGAAATTATTGATAAACTTCACGGACGGGTGCAAGCAGACTTGAAAGCACACAAAGAACGTAGTGCAGTTCCTAGAGAAGTTATCGCCCGACAATTACAACAATACAAAAACGGGATACAAAATCTAAATCAACAATTTGACGATGTACAATATGTATCCTCTTGACAAGCATTATAATATATGATATAATGTGTTCATGAAAGAAAGTATAATTGGTTGGGTTTTTCCGAAAGTAACGGAAGGCCTTCAAAGCCTTTGGAAACGGTTCGTTTCTTTTGTAAAAATTTACGAGCCGTGGCAACTCATGCTGATTTTTGCCACTCCATTACTTATCATCAGTTTATTCATTACTATTCCAAAAGAAAGTGAACATGCCAAACTCGTTCCTTTGGGATTTTCTGAAATCGAACAAATAGAAATCGATGCTCAACGAAAAGGAAAAACAGTTGACACCATCACCAATTATTATGCCCCATTGAACGATGTATTGAATAAGGTTTTTGAATGTTGGAATATTTCGTTAAATTACAAATTATTCGGCAACAATCACGATGCGTTTGCAAGAGAATTGGACAGTCGAAAAAATAAAATCTATAAATATGAGTTCGACCTCTTTGACAGCGTTCCTATCGCCGCCGATAAAGTTTTAGCAACATTGAAAAATTGGATTGACCTTCTCCCCACGCTTTCCAATGTCAACAGACAGTTCAGCAGTATTTGGGATGAAGAGCATGACGATGAATACAGGACAGAAACTTATACCACAACGTCAACAGATGATGATGGAAATACCACCACGGAAACTCACACAAGAGAAGTTTACGACCATACTGACCACACTTACACTTACTACAAAAAGCAGGGAGAATATTCTTATCAGGTCGGAATGAGAATGCTGAAATACTTTCCTAGGCTGACTTGGGCAGGAAATCCTTTATATGCTTCCAAGACAAATGCCGAAGGTGAATACGCCGCCGACAGAAGCCGTAGGGTGGATAGGCATAATCAAGAACAATTATTCGAAATCACCCGCAAGTGGAATGTTGGCTCTCTTTACATGATAAACAAAGAGGATATTTTATCATACAATAAAATGTATTCCGTGATGAAGCAATGGGAAAAGTATAAAGACACCGCTAAAAGTGTTGAGTATGAAACCAATAGTCATTCTGATGATGGCCCTGAAGAATATCAGAATTCAGAATACATCAGGGCATTATCAAATGATGTATTGAATGCAATTGGTCAATTACAATCCACAATTTTAAATACTAAATCTACTCTACCTGTTTTGAAAAATAAAATTAAAACTTATATAGGTGTAGTGCTTGAAGGCAAGCAAGGTGATAAAAACAAATTGCGAAACGAAATCATCAACATGGCTAAAGATTTATACCGCCAAAATTTTCCTGAAGGTATAGACCTCAACACCTTCAGAGTTTGGCTTGTATTTTTGTGGGCCTTCATTGCTTCGGCAATTGGTGCCCTTATAGCCTTTGTTTTGAAAGTTATATATGGTAATGAATATGATAACGATAGGGATAGATATGGTTTTTCTTCTAATCCCTTTCGTTATAGGAGATATTAAATGGAAAGCAGAACCACTTCAGAAAAAATCGTGTCTTTAACCGAAAATGAAGTGTTCGTATTCGGGTCGAACCTTTCAGGCAAGCACGGAAAAGGAGCGGCAAAAACCGCCATGTACAAATTCGGTGCAAGGTGGGGTCAGGCTTCAGGCTTGCAGGGAAAGTCTTACGGCATCCCGACCAAGGGAAGAAATCTTGATGTTCTGAACATCAACGAGATTACCTATCACGTTGAAAAGTTCATCAAGTTCGCCAAGAACAATCCGCAACTGACTTTTCTTGTTACGGAAATTGGCTGTGGGCTTGCAAGGTTTTCCCCGAAGCAGATTGCCCCTTTGTTCCTGAAGGCAAAAGAACTTTCCAATGTTCACCTTCCCAAAAGATTTTGGGACATTTTGAATAAGTAATCTTCTTTACCCTACAATTTCCTGCTTAGGTATATTTGTAGGGTAAATTTCTATAAAAACAATAAATATAGTTGAAGATACGGAGTTATTTATATGGAGGATTTTACACAATGAAAAAAATGTTTTTTGTATTGCTGATGTCCCTGCTTTGTTTTGGGGCATTTGCACAAACAGAAGAAAAAACGAAACCTATTCAAACCAATGAAAGAACGATGGAAGTCATTCCCACATTGTCGGCATCAGGTAATGGAGACGGAATTGCCCTTGACAGCGAATTGATTATCGCCAAGAGATTCACTCTCAGCAACAAATGGTTTTTATATGGACAATTGGGAGCAATGTACAATGTTTATAAAATGAAGTTTGCTGAGGAATGGCAACTTGGATTTGAACCGATGGTGGGCATCGGGACGAACCATTTCAGATTAAGCGGGTTCCTGAATGGTCTAACGGTCAAAGCCTTTGATACAGGTAAGATGCCTTTCATAGAAGGTGGAGTTCGTCTTAGTCTCACACCTTGGAAAAATGTTTGGGTCAGTATTTTTGGAACATGGCCCGTTAGCGACCCTGTTTTCGTAATGCCTTTAGAAGATACTTATTTTGAAAACGATGAAGGTGTGTTTTTAGTCGGGTCTGAGAAATGGACAAGACAGGTGAACTCATACGGCTTTGACGTAGATTTTGGATTTGGTAAAAAATTCATCGCAAGTCTTGATGGTTTTAAAATTGAGGGAGAAAATTATCAACTCGGTGCAGGGCTTCAGTATCAACTGTTTAAGAGCAAGCCGTGGATTATCGGCGGCAACGTTTTCTACACCAAGTTTGAAAATGAGAATTGGTATTACATCCACAACTTATTTCCAGGGATGCTTGGAAACGACCCAAAGGGGTACACCTTCAAATTGGGCATCAGTAATTATGGTGGATTGGGTGAAGTAAATTTCAGTCAAAAATTAGGACGCATTGCAGAACCGATGTATTTCTCTCCTGTTATTTGGGAAGTAAAAAAGGGAGAACCGAAAAAAATCAACGACCCATTTAAGGTTGATTGTTGTAATATCGGAGACCCGAAGTGTTTAGATTTTGTGGGGTCTATCTGTATTTCAGGTGGCCTATCACCTTATAAAATTTTTGTGGATTGGGGTGATGGCACAAGTACACAATATATAGTCAACGTTCCTGGCAATTATCCAATTAGCCACCACTACTTGAAAGCAGGAGAATATATCATCATGGTTTCAGGGATGGATAGAAACGATAGAACTTCCAAGCCCTGCGGAAATAAAATTATCACCAAAGACTGCGGTGATGTTGACCCGAAGTGCGAAAATGTAGTGATGGAGTTTTGGGCTGATAGAAAGACCATAAAACCTGGTGAAACTGTCAACTTCGGTTGGAGTGTCGATGGAGCCACAAGAGTAACCTTTGAGAATGCAGAGGTTGAAGCAAATGTTGGAAAGTATCCGATTGTTTTCAACACGCTCGGCAGTTTCTCCTACACGCTCAGGGCATACACTTTAGTAGGGGATGTCGAACTGTTCTGTAAAGAGCAGACCATCACAATCAATGTGGAACAAGCATGTACTTTGTGTGGAAGTATTTTCTTCCATGCTTCGGGTTCGCAGACAGACAACTTTTCTAACAACACTTTAAACCCATATGTTAATAATGGTGATGTTGTGAACCTACCTTATGATATTTTCAACCTTTGTTCCGATACGGCTTTTAATGTGAAGGTTCATTGGACTCTGTATTCATCAGGTAACATTGTGTTTGCAGAAGGAGAAATTTCGCTAGGTTCAGTACCGCCGAATTCAAATCCTTTGATGCCGAGACCATTATTTAATTTTGACGGTCCAGCAGGTCAGACCTATTCTAAACTTGAACTTAAAATTGTAGGCTGTACGAGTTATTAATATTGATTTTGAAAGGGTTGAAGGAGAAATTCTTCAACCCTTTTTTCTATCATTAAAATCATACTTCAATAAATACTATCGGGGGTTAGCACAAGATGAAACTAACACAAAAAGATATCCAAAAATATGCAACTGAAGATGAAAAAGAATTTTTGAGAGAAGGCCATCGTGGATACATTCCTCTTTATGTAAAGCAAAAGAAAATCATAGACCAATTTATAAAAAAACATTATCACGATATCAAAAGAGGCAGTATGTGGTTTGATGTTGATAAGTGGCCCGAACTTTATGATGCTGTTGCAGCAGTTCGTGAAACCGAAACCTTATATCAAGACATCAACAGATATGTCAGCGATAAATTATCAGAAATGCCGTGGAAGAACAGATATCCTTGGGGTGATGCTGTTGATAAATTTGCAACCGCAGAAGAAAAAGAATTCCTGAAGGAAGTTACACTAAAAGAATCTATCGCAGACCAAAGAGCCATGAACTTTATCAAGGCAAGCAACGGTGATTTAGATGAATGGGTGAGAATGATTCGAAAGATGTCTCCACGGGAAATCAAAGATGCCACATTTGAGTTTCAATCTGCCATCGATGGAATCAATCATAATTTTAAACATTGGATGATTCCTAGAAAAATGGCAAAACGATTTGGATTTTCTGACGAACATTGGGCCTATCGTGAAAGTATGGAACGCCGCAGGTCGATGTTCAGAAAATATTTGAACGCATTGAAAAAAATAAATCCAAAAGGTGAAATCAAATATGATGATTTTGGTGATGAAATCAAAGAGCATCCTGATTATGACCCGACTAGAGACCAAGATGTAAAATTTGAATCTAAACAAATAAAAGAAGCCGCAAATCCAAAAGGCAAGACAAGGAAAATTGATAATCCTTATGAAGTATATAATGGATACGGAGCATTGCAAGATTGGGAGTGGAAAGTATTGAAACATTATCAATCTCCCGAAAAGGAAAGAAGCAATCCTTATGCTCGTGTATTCTGTGCTGTGTCTAGCCCATTCACATTTGGCGGTTATGATTACGGTGATGTATATTGCAATCAAATTCAGGGATATAAATATGATAATGAACCTATTAAAAAAAATTTAACTAGTGGATTAAACATGAATACCCAATCAGGAAAAATCGCAGACTGAAAACTATTGAAAAGATGTTCAAGGGGAGACTATTTAGATGATTATATATGAAATAAAAAACAAATTAAATAATCATTCTTATATAGGATATTCTACTAAATTTAATTCTAACGAAGAACTCCAACAAAGTAATTATTGGGGGTCGGGAATAGCAATTAATAATGCTATTCAAAAATATGGCAAAAGAAATTTTGAACGTAAAATTCTTTTAAAGGATATTTTTGATTTTAAAAAACTCAATCAATATGAGATTCTTTGGATAAAAAAGAAAAACACTAAAAAACCAAATGGATACAATTTAACAGATGGTGGTGGTGGCATAATAGATTCTTCAGGAGAAATAGGAAGACGACTGAGCAAAGATAGAATAAAGAGGGGACTATCAAAGGGTAAAAATAATCCTATGTGGGGGAAATTTGGGGAAAAACATCACATGTTCGGAAAGAAAAATCCTATTGTTTCTAAAATAATGAAATTAAGAACGGGAGAAAACAATTCTAATTTTGGAAATCATAAATTAGCAGGTCAAAATAACCCTAATTTTGGAAAAGGGTTTTATTCTATTTGGGTTGAAAAATATGGAAAAGAAACAGCAGATGAGAAAATGAATATTTTTAAAGAAAAAATGTCAAAATTACAAAAAGGTAAAAAAAATCCAGAACATTCAAAACGAATGATGGGAGAAAATAATCCTAATTTTGGGAATAAAGCGAGAAACAAGGGGGATAAAGATGCAAGAAAACTTCGATAAAATTATGGAGTTTGTATTTATTCACGAAGGATATAAGAGTGATGACCCTGACGATGCAGGTGGAAAAACCGTTTGGGGAATTACCGAAAGAGATTATCCTGAAGAATTTCCTGCTCTATGGAATATGAATAAAAATGATGCACAACTTCGGGCCAAAGTTTTATTCCGCAGAGATTATTGGGATAAAGTTGGTGGAGATATTCTCCCAACAAAAACTGATGCCGTAGTAATGGATACGGCTGTCAATATGGGAATTTCTTTCGCAAACAAACTGAAAGGATATGACATGATGACAGCGATTATCGAGCGCATCAAACGATACACGGAAATCGCCGCCGTTGGAAACAACATCAAATTTCTCCGTGGATGGATTCGCAGAGTCATCGACCTTTATTATTTTATCAAACTGAATATATGAAATTCGTAATTGTAGAAAGTGTACTGTCTGCTCCGCTTCCTACTCCTGCTGATTTTGTCATGCCGAAAAATCTTCAACGATATTGCCAAGTAGTAAATGTGGATGTAAAAAAGTTTAACGAGTTGTGGGCTAAAGACGAAGATTATTACCTTGCTCCTGATAATCAAATAAACAGAATCGGAAACAGATACGAACAATTTATTGAATGGATGAATGAGAGGAAACCCGAAGAGAAAATAGAAATGCCTAATGCGGTCGTAACAGACAGAGGCGTTGCAAGTTTTGGAAATGGCAGACATCGATTTGCAGTTCTTCGGGACAATGGATTGAAAGTTATTCCGATTGCAATGGACAAAGAAGAAAATGGTCGGTGGATAAAAAACGCAGAAAAATTTGGAGTTATTGCATAAAAACTGCAATAATCACTTTTTTGCATGAATAATGCAATAAAATAATAAATAGAAGCACGAAAGAAAAAATGACACACAAAATTGCATGAATTTAGTAACGTAGTGTGGTATAATAAGGTTGTGATTAATTCGGGGTGTGGCGCAATTGGCAGCGTACCTGCTTTGGGAGCAGGGAGTTGGAGGTTCAAACCCTCTCACCCCGACCATTTAATTTTTATTTTTAAAAGTGTTGACAAACTGTTACAACCTGTGTTATAATGGTTTGAAACATTGACTCCGTAGGTTACGGGTCAGGCTCTTTGACATTTTGATTTTTTGTGGTTTTAAGTGGAACGGGCCACTATTCTTCGCCGTTGCATTTTAGATGCATCGGGAATATTGTCCCGCTCCTTTTTCATAATTCAACGGCGGCGTGGAAGGACACGCAGTCATCACGGGCAGGAACGATAATGAGGTAGAGTGCAAACATCTAATAGTCTCTACAGGGTACTAATAAGACTAAGAATTAACCCCGACCAAATAGTATGCATTCCGTGAAGTTACTAGATGTCGGTTATATCCTAGTAATGAAAGGTTCCTAGTCAATATCAAGTTTGACCCGTTGAATTTTATCCCCATTGTTCAGCCATTGCTTCAGCAATGCCTGAGTAGGTGGTACTTCTTAATTTCCATCTATCGGGAGACGGTGGGAGATAATGAACTTTCTGATATTCCTTCTTCGGGAGTTTCAGCATTTCATCCTTGACATCTTTTGTTGGTTGAAGTTTTGTTAAATTTTTCAACCACAAGCAAGTGGCTTTTGTTTCCATATGTCCGAACATATGCGGCTGAATAATTTGGTCGTATCTTTTTTGGATAATCGCCATTGCATATTTGTGAGGTATCGGGTTTTCAATTGCAATTTTTTCTATCGATGCGTTCATCAGAGTTTTAAAAAATTCAGCGGCCTTCTCCATTTTTTCCCAACGAGCAGGGTCGGAGCTGAGCCATCGAACGCCGCTGTTCGTCAAGTACGTGCAGGGTGGATGAGCAATCATCAAGTCCCATCCTTTATCAAGCACTTCTAAAACATCACCTTGGTGGTGTTCGCCAGGAACATCAGTAGGCAACAAATCAACCGACATTGCATAATGTCCTTTTGCTTTGAAAGCGTCTCTGACGGTTCCTGAATATTCACAAGCGACTAAAACTCGCATAGGTTTGATTTCTTTGAATTCCATACATATATTTATTATTTCCTTATTATAAGGGGTCATGGCAGACAAGTAGATGCGCCACGTTGTCAGCGTGGAACATGGGGGAGCGTTACCCCTTGGCCCCGCCAAGCAATTTTACTGATTCCTCGCAAGAGGGATTGGAAAACAAAAAATCTGTTCGTTACCGAGCGTAGCGAACCTACAGAGGTTTCGACCGCTGAACCAGCCTGGCGAATCAGCGGGAACCCCCGAATTATTTCGGGGCAGACTTCGTTATGTTTTAAGGTTCGGCGGTGAACCTCCCTAGGCCGCTTGCGACCGAAGGTTATCAATTGTAAAAACCGCCCATCATTTTTATTTCGTTGGATACTCCGTAAAATCATCTAGTGCCGCCGATGTTACCACCAAAGGGCGAAATAAGTCTTATACCCACATCGATAGTATGGAGGCCATCAACGGAACCAACGAATAATTGAGGTTAGTGGTGAGCCGTGAGAGTGGTACTCGGAGCAAGAGTTTGTCGCCAAGTCCGTTCCTAGTTCCTGTCCTCAAAAAACCACCAAGGTCAGCAATATAGGCTTTATGAGCTTTGTGCCTTTTAAACAAAGTTCACCAAATTTCAAAACAGTAAAGTCGCCATCAAGCACGGGTTGCCCCCATTCTTATGTTTCGGCAACGGACATATTAGTGGGCCGTGATGATGGCATGCAATATTAAATCATTATAGGTTTACCGAGATGTACCTCTTGCTGACATGCGTGGCGAGAACACCCGTCAGCGAGTTCGACCGTGAGGAAAAACATCAAGCATTATTATTGCGGGTGGGAGGTCAGTATCTTGGGTGGTCTCATAAATCACTCCAACATGCGGCGGCAGCATGACCCGCTAGAAAATTTTATTGCTAGAGGGGGGTGGTAGAATCCCACGAATCTCATAAATTCGCCTAAGTCGGGGCAGGGCCGACTCTAGCAACCATTTTTTAGTTCGAAAAATATCTCTGCTATTTTTGAAAACACTAAATAGATATATGGAACAATATTTAGGGTCAGAAAAACATCAAAAATCAACTTCTGAAGGTGGCAAAGCGAGAGCCAAACAAGAAAAAGCAGAAGCAAACCAAAGAATAGAAAACTATAATAAAAATCCTAAAAAGTGTTTACAATGTCAAACCCCTATTTTTCATAATTTAGGTAAATTAGCACAAACACTTCAAAAATTATTTTGCAGTCATAGTTGTTCTGCAAAATACAATAATAAACACAGAGATTATAAACCGTCAGAAGATAAAAAAACAAAAGAAATTTATTGTCGAGATTGTGGTCAAAAAATTATTGTCAATGTTAGAGCATGTGCAATAATAAGATGTGATGTTTGTAAAAAAAAGAAATACGAAGAAGATAAAAGAAAATATGAATTAATTTGTAAAAGTTGTGGAAATAAATTTTTCTCTTCAACGGAAAATAGGAAATATTGTATTCATTGTGTGAGAAGTATAGCAGGGCAAAAAGCAGGTCGAGCCTCAGTTGCTAAACAAGCCGAAACTCGTAGAAGTAAAAACGAGATTTATTTTGCCGAACTTTGTAAAGAAAAATTTCAAAATGTAAAAACGAATGAAGCAGTCTTCAATGGATGGGATGCTGATGTAATTCTTCCTGACCAAAAAATAGCAATCCTATGGAATGGAAAATGGCACTATCAAAAAATAACGGCAAAACATTCTGTAGAACAAGTTCAAAATAGAGATAAAATAAAACAAAAAGAAATTGAAAAAATGGGTTATAAACTTTATATTATAAAAGATTTAGGAAAATATAACAGAGATTTTGTTGAAGAGGAATTTAAAAAGTTTTTAAAATATGGCTTCATCGTCTAACGGTTAGGACACAAGATTTTCAATCTTGCAATCGGAGTTCGATTCTCCGTGGGGCTACCAAACTTTTCGCCCGATTAGCTCAATAGCAGAGCATACGACTGATAATCGTATGACGGTGGAGCGTTACCATCATCGGGCATGTATGCCGTAGTTGGGCAGCGTAGTGAGCCTAGCGGTCTGTAAAACCGTCCACCGCAAGGTGTTGGTAGTGCAATTCTACCCTGCGGCACCATCACTTTGAATTTAGGATTAGACCTTTCGCCGTTATCATCATATTAGATGGTAACGGGTTTTAAGTAAAGGTCGTCCCAAAGAAACCGTTGGCGACAGCCAATCACTATTCTGCTATGACAGAATATCGGTTGGGCCACGGGCATCAATAATAATTAGATTTGAAGGGGGATGGTCATAGACATTCCCCTTCTAGTTTCGGTCTCAGATTAAGCCACCGAGATACATATGTACAAACAGCATGTATGTATTGGGGCCAAGGCTGTCTTTGACTCCGCATTTGCGGACATATAAAAAATGTGAAGTCAACTTACAATGTTGACAGTTGGACATGCACCAACAAAAATGGGGAGCCTTTTATGCTCCCCTGTCTGAAAAAAATTGGATTGGAAATCCTTCGGTCAGCCTACTGCCCATCATTCACGCTTTCACATTACAGATTAGAAATGTGAATGATGGGAAAATATGAAAAATTATAAGTTTATGTGAGTAGGTGCCAAAGGTGTTCGTTGGCAATGACGAATTGAAAACCTTCCCACGAAAAAGGTTTCCTTTTCGCCGCCAACGAATCATTATTAAATATGAATAATTATGAGAATGGGTCAACGGTGGAGGTTATAAACTGTAGAAGCCGTTGGTCAAGGGATTGGGCGACTGTCTTGTGTGTCATAGGGAATCTAAACACATGGGATTTCGTGGAGTCGCTTGGTTCCGAAACAGCCCTGTATAATTCTCGTATAATGATAATCGATGATTGAATATGAAATCATCATTTATCAAAAACAATAAATAGATATATGGACAATAAAAAGAAATATAAGCATGTTATTAATTGGAGAAGGCGAACAAAGGCGAGAATGGTTGAAGCATTTGGTGGAGAATGTGCTATATGTAAAATAAAATCATATCCTGAAATATATGATTTCCACCATTTAGACCCCACACAAAAAGATTTTTCAGTTGGTGGATTGTCCGTTAAAGCATGGGATAAATTGGTGAAAGAATTAAGAAAATGTATAATGTTATGTGGAAATTGTCATAGGTTATTTCATTGTGGATACATAGAAATTCCTCTTAATGTTAAACGATTTGATGAAAAATATGTGGAATATATACAAACAAGTTCTAATGGAAGAACATTAATAAAAAAAGAAAACGGTCAATTTGCTATTGATGAAAATGGTATTATGACTAGAGGAATTAAAACACCTTGCCCTATATGTAAAAAATTGAAACCAAGAAATAATAAATATTGTTCTATAGAATGTTCAGGGAAAGCAAGAAGAAAAATAACAGAGAGACCAACAAAAGAGGATTTACAAGAATTAATAATAAAATATACATTCAAATATGTAGGTAAATTATTTAATGTTACTGATAACACTATTAGAAAATGGTGTTATGCGTATGGTATTAGTTATAAAAGATAGTCCTGTAGCTTAGTTGGCTAAAGCGGTCAACCTATAATTGATTTATCGGCAGTTCGACTCTGCCCAGGACTACACCTAATAATAAGGTTATAAATACATAAATACGAATGGGGCT